TCACGCCCTGCGCATTGCTTCCCGCCAGCGATCCCTCTCGACGTGAATGTCGATACGTTCGCCTCCGGCGAGGGCTTGGACTGCTTCAATAAGCTCTGCATTCGCCCTCACGGTGACGCCTGGATACATTCGATATTGATCTTCATCGTCGTCTTTCAGGAGTTGTCCTGTGCGGTTCCAAAAACCATTCGATTTATCGGTGCGCTTCTGAGCAAACGACCACGCAATCTCTGCGCGCGCGGCAACGTCACTCCATGTTTTTACCGGTGTGGCCCAAACTGCTTCTGCAGCGGCCTTTGCAGCGGCTTGGTTCTGCCACCATGGCGTACCGCTGCTCGGCCCGGAATGATCCCCGGGATTCTCCGGCGAAGTCGCCCAAGCCATCATTGCCGCCCGGAACTTCAAAAGCAGTTCCGAAGTCGGGAGCGCCGTAGGAACCACGGCGACCTGAGCAGCCGCTGCCGGGTCTGCGAGTGAAAGCGCCTTGCCGCCCGCCCAAGGCAACATCAAGCCACCGGTCAACGCCCCAGTGAGACTCAGAAACGATCTGCGGCCGGCGAAAATTTCAGTTTCTCGATTCATCTTTCTCTCCCTTGGTTGAGGCTCACGCCGCTTCGTTCGCTACCGACTGCAAGGCTTGACGGATCATTGCGAACTCTTCTTCCGATGTCAGAAAGTCCCTATCGCTAACGAAGTAGCGCGTCGCAACTAACGGATGGTTCGGTGACAGGCGGTCCAGGCCGCGGATGATTGCGGTCATCATCTCCGAAATCCTGCGCTGATCTTCTCCTTGATCCATAGGGGGCGGAAACTCGCTGTTGATGTAATCTCTGGCGAGGATCGCCAGCGAAAGCAGATCAGCAGCCGTTTCCGGCTCCGCGCACGCGATGGCTTCTCTTATCGAATGGATCGCGCCGACGGCTTTCGAGTGAACTCTCTTTGGAAACCACGGCATGGGCTTGATCAGCTGATGATCTTCGAGGTGTTTCATCGTGGGGCCATCGTCTAGCTCCTGATAGATCTCAACATACTTCGCCATATCAGCGGTCAACCTCTCGATCGTACTAAGCGTCGTGTCTGTCATTGCTCTCTCCTTCAATGTGATATGCGTCATGGCGCAGGCTTGAACTTGCGGCGCGAACGCCGCTCGACAGTGAACCGGGTGAAGTGTGGCCTCGCCAGCATTGCGAAGATCTCGGCTGGCGTGACCTGCCATTCTGGCCGCACGGGGCGCGGATGGCCGCGCCCCGCAGTCGGCATTCTGCGATCGCTCATGATGTGTCCCCGATTTAGGCGACATGAGCGCGAGCAGCGTAGTCGTACGCAGTTGAACGTGGACAATCCGGGAATGCCGCTTTGATCTCGGACCCAGACGGCCGACGTCCGTGCTTCGCTGCATAGGCGGATGCGAAGTCGGAAATCCGGGAATCCGGCTTTCTTCCGCGACGGCCGCCCTTGGGCGGACGAGCATTTCCCGGAATGACCGACTTCGCTGGCGTCGATCGGTCGGACTGAATTGTCGGACGTGCGAAAATGACGGATCCGAACGTGGCTACGAACACGACGGCCAGACCCATGATCCAGGCCCAATAGCCGCCGATCTGCGCTTCCTGGGCGGTGGCAACCTCTGGACGGGGAAGGCTGGCGAGCTCGTCGCGGAGACGGGAAACCTCCGGCTCGAGCTCGGTCTTGCGTGCCGCTGCACCGCGCTCCTTGTAGAGGGCGAGCACCGGCTTGCAATACTCCTGCGTGTCCGGCTTTGTGGCGTCCTCGCATTGCTTCGAACGGGACCAGAGCGGCCAGTCGATCGGGAACGCCTTGATCTCGGCCTGGATCACGGACACCGGGCGCGGTGTGCCCAATGCCTCCAGTTCGGCCGAGGTTCGCTTGTAGGCGGCCTCGGCACGATCATGAGCGCCACGGGCGCCCCCTTCGTCCGCCACCTTGGCACGCTGCGCCTCGAGGATATGCGAGGCCATGGCGGTGAAGGAGACGGCGAGAAGGAGACCTGCGGCCGCGCCGGCGACGATGCGCTGACGAGTAGGGTTCGTCGGGACAAGCGCCACCCAGGCAGCGCGTGCCTGGCTGAGTGAGATGGCCACTGCCGCCAAAACGAGAACGGCGCCGGCGAGCGATACGGGCTGCCCGTAGGCGGTCACCGTGAAGTCCTCAAGATGCTGACCTAGTCCGTAGGCTCGAAGCGCGTTTGACACGGCTTCAGCCGCTATGGCTGCTCCCACGGGCACCCAAGCCCATGGCGGAATTTGCCAAGTTGGGGTAATCGATTTCATGGGTCTGTCTCCATGTAGAAGATGGGGATGATCAAGGCTCGTGCCCGGATGCCAGTCCGGGTGCGGGCCGTTTTGCCTTCTTGCGCCGCAAAAGCGGTTGCGCCTTGCATGAACGCAATCTGCGTACATTTACATGCCTGAGTTCCCTTGCTCAGTCAACGCATTTTGCGTACATTTGCGTTCATGAAGAAGATAGCGCCCCTTTCGATCCGGATTACCCCTGACCTCAAGGCGTCTCTTGAGCGGCTTGCCGAAGCGGACAAGCGCAGTCTCGCCGGCTACGTGGAGATCGCCTTGCAGGCGCACGTCGATGCAGTTGATCGGAAGCCATCGCGTGGCTCGCGGAAATAGGGCGAAGCAGGTACAATCACGGAATGCTCAACCGCCTCGCCGCACTGACCTGGAATCCGGCACCTGAACCGTGCCCGGCCGTAGCGGCCCAGGGTGCTGCCCCCGCGCCCTGTCCCAAGACGAAGCCCCGACGTCCCGCCCGCATCTACCGGCTCGTTTCCGAGCCCACGCGTCCTGCACTGGCACACGCCCGCGCGCTGCTGGTGCTGATCGCTGAAGAGACGCCAGACGCCGTTGGGCTATGGGTCCTGAAGTCCGATCTTGAGATCGTCTACCGTGAGCTAGCCGCCCGCGAAGGCTGGGATCGCCTTCATTGGAACCGGATCGGCGCCGAGCTCGGTAAGCTCACGCGCAAGCGTACGGTGAAGCGCCATGGGCAGCGGCACGTTGCGTATTTGATGCTTCAGAGCCGCTGAACGATGAGGAAAGACGATTGCGAGAGAGCGATCCGCTACCTTTGCACTGAGTGGGCAAGGGAGCGCGGCATTCCGCGACCACCGGTCAACCAACCGAGTTTCTCGGATTTCAAGTCGTGGCTCGCCAACAAGGGATACGGTCAGTATCTGAACTTCAAGTCGGTACGGGGCCCGGAATCCGACGCCGAGGATTGGTTCGATCAGGAGCTCAAGCAGACCTGGCGGAACTGACCTGACGAGCTGGGACGAGCATTAGCTCGCAAGATATCCACACCGAATCGCGTTGTGCCCGCTCTGCAAGCGGGTAGACGTGTCATATCCACCGAGATCTTTTTTGAGTCCTGAGATAGGCAGGAACCGCGGGGGGGATCAGACCCCCGTGGCCCTTGTATCCCGCCGACGTTAGCCGGCAAGTGGGAATCCGTAACAGGACAGGTTGTCGTCACACGTTTCAGCCAATGGGTCAAGACCGGCTCGTTCAACTCCCACAAGGGACTAGCACGAGCATGAAGAAGCACCTTGTTTCCTATGATCTGCGGCAACCTCGCCGCGATTATTCCGCCCTCTACAAGCGCCTTGGGGAATGGCAAGCAACACGGGTCCTAGAGTCGGTGTGGATTATCAAGCGCGATGTTGGTTGCGAGGCGATCCGGGATGACCTCAAGCGCTTCATTGACACCGACGACGGTGTCTTGGTCGTCCAGCTTGAGGGCACGGCGGCTTGGAACCGCCTATTGATCTCCGACGATCAAATGGTCCAGCTGATGACAACCTGAAGGGTGCATAGTTTGCCGTCAACCTCGAGGTCGACGGCTCTAGCACTCCACTGGAGAAGAGCATGAGCGATAAGAACGAAGTGGCCAAGCTGTTTGCCACATTTGAGGAGTGCCGGTTCCTCCATGACGGGGCCGACGCGTGGCGTGCTCGTGATCTTATGGCACGTCTCGGGTACGCAAATTGGCAAAACTTCCGCGAAGCCATTCGACGAGCATGGACCTCCTGCGAGGCAGCCGGTGTCGATCCGGCCAGCAATTTTCTGGTTGGCGATAGCTCTCAGCCCTGGAAACCGGAGGAGGTTTTTACTGGTGCCAGTAAAAACCCTCAAGGCGGCCGGCCCGGTGAGGATGTGATCCTTACTCGACGCGCTGCCTTCCTTGTTGTCATGAACGGCGACCCGAGCAAGGCCGAGATCGCCTTTGGTCAACAATACTTCGCAGTCTCGACGCGGACGTTGGAGGTCATTCAACAACGGCTCATTGAGGCTGCGCGCCTTCAATCGAGAGAAAAGCTCACCGAGACGGAGAGTCGCTTCCAAGGCGTTCTTTACGAACACGATGTCGACGGTCCAGGGATCGGCAGGATCCGCAGCAAAGGCGACCAGACACTCTTTGGAGGCAAGGACACCGATACGATGAAGCGCAAATGGTCGGTACCAAAGGGCCGGCCCCTTGCCGATTTTGCTCCAGAGGTTGTCGTCATCGGAAAGCAACTGGCGGCCGCAATCACTACGCACAATGTGAAGGAAAATAAGATCAGAGGCGAGGCCGCGATTGCGGCCGAGCACGTCGAGAACAATAAGACGGTGCGCGGAGGGCTGAAGTCACGAGGAATTGTTCCCGAAGAACTGAAGCCGGAGGAGGACATCAAGAAGGTGGCACGCCGCCATGCCGCGGACTTGAAGAAACTCGCCACGCCCGAGAAGAAGCCCTCAAAGCCGAAGGGGTCCAGATGAAACCGCGTCCTATCGCTCACTGCCCTCGATGCGGCTGGTACTACGTAGAGGCCGAGGCCATTAACCTGCGTTGTACAAGCGGAAAAAGCGAGCGGCAGTGCAGCGGGAGAGTGCGGAGCGCCCAAGACCCTGACGATTGGCGTGTCTGCATGAGATGTCTCGGTATGGGCCGTACTTTAGCAAAACACTGCAGCGCTTGCGCAGGCCAGGGATGGATCTTGGCTCGCTGTTTTCAGCCGTCCTAGCTTTCCCTTACGAAATGACATAGATTGTTGGCCGCTCGTTCTCTTCTCCCCGAGCACGTTGCCGCCGGCGGATATATCTGTGCGCTGGATCGTGCACATTGAGCCAAGGACGCCATCGCTTCACGCCTGGAAGTGAAGCCATCGCCTCGCGCACCAGGATGCCCGCAACTTGTCCGACGTCGTTGGTCTGACACCAGCGGGCGATCTCGTCGTCGAGATCGGCGGGGATAAACGGATAATCGGTCAGCCCCTCCGAGCGCAGATCCTCCACCACTCGCGCTGCGATCTCTGCGGGATGGAGGAGAACCTTGACCGTCACGATGCGGCAACCGTCGGCCCTAGTCCAACAACCGCCCGCATCTGTGAAACCACATATGCGACCGCCTCCGGATTCATGAGGCCTGGAAAGGTCTCGATCGCACGATCAATGACATCCTCAATTTCGTCATTTTTCGCGCCGTTCTCCCGCATTGTCGCGACCGACGATGCAAATAGCTCGAGTAAAGGCAGAATCGCGACGTCGATGGTTGCCCGGATATCTTGGCCTAGGCTGTTGCGCATCTCATGCCCCCTGGAACTCGAGACGTGTCCCGTCTCGCAGCGTGGTGTTGATGCCTTCGATGATGTCGCGCAGTTCCTCACGGCTGTAACGAGAGCCCGTGGCTTGGATCACAACCGTCTGCTGCAGAGGGGCCGTGGCCTGGTTGGTCATCGAGGACTGATAGGATGAAGAGGACGATCCAGAGCTCGATCTGCTCCCACCGGACGACGAGGCCGACGTGGATGGCGCCGATTTTGATTGATTCTTGATTGCAGCGGCTGCTGCGAATCCTTGCGCGGCCACAGCTGTCGCTTGCGCCCAGTTCATCGGAAACGGTAGCTCCATCGCCTTGGCGATACCGACGTTCGTGGAGATGATCGCATTCGCATAGCCCGCGATTTGGTTGGCTTTCACCATCGCCTTGTTCTGGGAATCTACCGCGCCGGCTACCGTCTGGAATGCGCCGATGACCGTCGTCGCGTTCTGATGCCACGTGTTCCCGGCGCTTTCGGCGGCGAGTTGAACGGCCCGCTTGTATTCCCCAACCTTGAGGGCGCCATCAGCGTAGAGCGCATTGAGGCGCTCAAGCTCTTTGGCATGTTCCTGGGCAGGCGTCGCGATATCCTCTGCTACACGCCGCCCCTCGGTGCGGGAAGTGCTTGATGTGACCTTCGCACCCCAACCGCTCCCATCGGTCTTGGCCTTCTCCAGTTGAACAGGAGATAACTCCTCTCCACGCTCAAAGGCACGACGCTTCGCATCGGCTACGACTTCCCATGCGGCCCTTAGCCCAGCTGCCTGCACGGTGGATTTACCGACCAGCTCGGCCTCGAGCTTCATGAGGTCAATGGTTTCCTGCTGGCGGAAATTTCTGGCCTTGATCGCCTGCTCTTCTTGCTCCTTCGCTTCCAAGAAGACGCGCGAGCGAGCCATATCAGCTCGTTCGTTTGCATTCGACGGGTCTTCTCTGCGTGCGCGGGTCAGCTCCTGCTGATACGCCAGCTCGGCCTTTTGCGCCGTGGTGCGGGCCGTAATGCCCTTCATCGCGATGGCGTTTTCTTCACGCGCCATCGTGATCGCGACACCGCCGCCCTCGATCGCAGCCTTGAGCCATTCGGCTTGGTGCTCGCGGAGTTCTTCGGCGCGGAGTACGGCCAGCTTGGTGTAAGCGTCGAAGCCGTTGAACACGGTGGGATTGGCGATCGCATCCCGAAGCCGGATCAGCTCCGAAGTCGCTGTCCGGAGCCGGTCATAGTCGGGGACGACGGCGCGAGCGATCCCACTGACGGCATTGCCCTCCCCGACCGCCTTCCTGTCCCGCGCGGCCTGATCATTCGCTTTGTTCCGCTCGTTCTCGGCCGCAGTTAGTTCCTTGACCCTCGCGACTGTCGCCTCAACTTCCTTTTGTGTCGGCTGCCAGAATGAGGGCATCTCCGTGGACCAACGAGATAGCTTCGCCAGTTCCGCATTCGCGTCCTTGAGCTGATCGGCAATGCTCGGACCCTCGACGGTCTGGATGAGGCGACCTTTCAGCTTTGCCCAGTACGTCGACATGTCCTCGACGGCCAACTGCCATGCTCGACCGATGCGGGATGTGGCGTCGGCATGATCCACAAGACCTGACTTGGCTGCGTCCATCAGCACGCGCTGCGCTTCGAACGTCCGGTTCTGCGCAGTGAGGTTCAGGATCAACTGGCGCGTGCGATCGTCATAAGTTCCGAGACGCTTGTTGAGATCATCGACGCCCTTGGCCGGATCCGCGAGGGCGCGGGCCATGCGCTCAGTGGCTTCGGGGATGTCCTCGCCAAAGGTCGCCGCGAACTGTTTGCTCATCCCGATCAGGTCAGCCGCAATCTCGGGTCCGATCTTTCCGGTCTTGGCGAATTCGAGGGCCATCGTGCGGGCATTCCCGACCGTCGCATCGCCTGCCCTAGCGGCTGCGAGCGAAATGCTCTCGATGGTCTCAGCGGTCATACCGCTGGCTCGCCCGACACCGGACAACGCGACCTGAACTTCGATGGAGTCCTGAACGGCTGCGTTGAGAGCCGCGGCAGATGCGACACCCATAGCGACAAATCCTGCCGTCACAGCACTGATGGGGGTTACCATTGCGGCAAGGTGTGTTCCGATCTCGCCAAGCGCCGCTCGGGCTCCACCCTCAGTCATCGACAGGACCTGATAGATCTGGCCGGCCTGAGACGTGAAGATGCGCAGCGGGTCCATACCCATGGCCGCCATCGTGGCCACGTCATTGACCTGGAAGGCGAGGTTCTGCATCTGGTATCCGGAAACCAGAGCCGCCTTTCCCGACTTCAGGATCTGCTGTTCGTTGAGCGAGATCGCCTTGGTCTGGTTTTTGTAGGCCTGCTCGGCGCGCAGGAGGGCCACGGACTTCTCGTCTTCGCTGAGCGCACCGACCTTGGCCGCCTTCGAGATGTCATCGACCTGTGCACGGTAGGTCTGCTGGACAGCGAACAGGGGATTGTATCGAGCGCGAAGCTTGTCGAGCTCCTGGCCATACGCCGCGATATCGGCAGCGCGCTCGGCGCCCCCGAAACTGTCGCGCACGTTCAGGCGGCGGTTCACGGCCTCGACTGAGTTGAGGGCGGCGGTGATTTGCTTCGACAGCCCTCCCGCGGCGACACCAGCCTTGGCGGTGCTCTGCTCGAACCCCTTCGCCGCGTTTTCGGCCGACTTGGCAGCGGTAACAAACCTGCCAAATTCGTCGCGAGCGCGCTCCACCGGTGTGGAGTCGATAGACAGGCCGAGAGATGCAATATCTGCCATGTTGGGCTCCTGCCAACAGAGGCGGGACCGAAGCCCCGCCCCTTCACGCCACTAAAGGCTGGTGCCGATCTTGAGCTTGCGGAGCGCCTCAGCCTTCACGACGTCGGCGCCGACGCGCCGGCGCGCGTGGAAGCGTACGAGACCCTTGGTGGCCATCGTGTACGGATCACGTAGAAGGCTCATGCCCATGCGATCGTAGATGCGGTAGCCCTGCTTGAAAGCTCCGAGGGCGATCGGGAAGCTGCCGGCAGCGATGTTGGGCATGTCGACGGCCTCGACCACTGGGCGGCCGAGGATCGTCGACGGTTGGCCGGCTGCGATACCTGGTTGCCAGAGGTACTGACCTTGGCCGTCCTTCAGCTTTCGCACCGATGCGAGAGTGGTTCCGTTCATCATCCAGGTTGACTGGCCGCGGTAGAACTCCGGGAGCGAGTAGAGGAGATCGATCAACGCGTCGGCCGTGATCAACGTGGCATTACCGCTTGGGGTTTGCGGCACGTCGGCATTTGCGAGAAACCCATGCGGCTTGTTGATCCCGTCGCCGATAGTGAATGACACGCCTTCGATCCGCGCGAACTCCTCGGCTAGATCACCACCGATTTCCTGTCCAATGGGGATCGCCGAATCCTCGAGCAGTTTTATGCTTACGTCGATGTAACATGCCGCTTCGTGAGCCGAGATAGTGACCTGGCCATAGGCTTGCTGCGTGCCCGTGCGATCTTCGGTTTCTCCGACCCAGTAAGCCGTCGGCTTTGCGGTGCGCTTCGGCATCGTGATGGTGGTTGACGTCATCGACCCAACGCGAGCGGCCTGACGAACAGGCGACACCTCTACAAGGTTTTTCAGGACTTCCCGTTCGAACTGCCCGGTGACAAGGTATCCGCCGGCTGTGCTCTCACCGACCGTGAGTGACTTTCGTTCGGTCTCGGGCAGACTTTCCGGGCCCTTGCGCAGAAATCCGTCGAACGCCTTTTCCTCGAGCGTCGGACCTTTCTTTTCGTCGTCGCTGCCGCGGGGCGAACGCCTGAAGGCGGTCTCCAACCTGTCCCCGCGTTGCCGCTCATCATCGAGCTTCTTCTCGAGCTCGTCGATGCGCTTGGACTGGGCGGCGTCGTACTCCGCGAATGCGGTCTTCATTTCGTCGGTGTGGCTATCGCCATCAGCCGATTTGGTCTCCAGTGGTGCGAAATAGTCCATGTTCATCCTCGTGCTGATATCGCTGCGGCGCGTTCCCTGATGGCGCGCGCCAACTCTCCAACCCCGGGGCGATCAACGTCTCGCTGACCGTTCGAAGCCGGGCGAAACCCCTTTGCGAGGACCTTTGCCCGTTCACGTGACCACCCTGCCTCTCGCAGGAAGGTCTCGAATTCTCGGATGTCGCCGATCTCGTCGGCTTTAACTGAAACGACGCGTGCGCCCGGATGCATCGGCATTGAGACAAGACTGATCTCGGCAAGATGCACGTCATCGAGCAAACGGGCGCCGGTTTTGGGATGCCGGCTCGCCATCGCCACGCGATAGCCGATTGAGAGGCCAGTCAGCGCTTGGTCTTTCAAGAGCGCCAACGTCTCCTTTGCCTTCGCGACGCCAAGCGTCAGCTTCCCGACAACCTCAAGCCCTTTCGGCGTCTCTTTGATCGACTCCCAGATTCCGACTGGATCCGATGGATTGTGGTCGCGGAGCATTACAACGCGGGTGCCGTTCTTGGCGTGCTCGGCGAGCGTGCGCTTGAATGCGCCAGGCTGAACGATATCGCCCCCCTGATCGATGGTTCCGAAAACGGACGCTAGACCGCGGAAGCGACCTTCGTCGGTGATCTCATCGGCTTTGAACTGAATGGGCTGTATGGCCATATCAGTTCACCGTCGCGTCAGGGCGATCGCGATAAGCTTTTGCCGCAGCGTTCAGGATATCAAGCGCTTCGGAGGCTCGCCCAGTCTCAAGATATCCGGCAGCAGTTTCTAAGATTGTGAGTGTGCCAAGCCGCACGTCGGCAAGGCCATGAATGCATCGGGCGACCAAAAGCCTGAAGCTTAGGGGATCTCGGCAGGCCTCGTTGTCTCCACCGGCGGCTATCCGTTTGTGCCAGAGCACGAGATCCGACTGGATCTCTGCAGACAGCGACGGTTCGGAAGGGATGTGACGGTGCTGATGCATGTTTTGCCCTCGTGTTTGAGAGCATTTTGCCAGCGTCGGAACCTTTAGTCGTTTCCAACTTTCTCCAGAATCGAAAATTCACATCGAGGCAAAATTGCCAGAACTTCTTCGGGACATCGGACGTGTGTCCCGACGGGGATGATTGTCTCTGCTTGGCCGACGGCTTTATTGCTCTCGCACCATTCACGGAAGAGCTCTGAGATCGACAGAAATTCCGCGACGTCCTCTGGATCGCAGGGAAAATGGCGCGGGAGATAGGAGGGGCCTTTGGAGTTTGCAAACTCGTGAACAACTGCCCAAAGGGCGGCCACAGGCTTGTAAGGCTTCCGCTTATTGTCGAAGTCTTTCGATGCGGTTGCTGGCCCACCTTTTTCCATGACCATCCTGATAACCGACCCAACTTGCTTGGTGGCATCAGTCACCGCTCGGCGGTGACCCCGCATTACACCCGGAATGCTAATCCAAATAACCCCTCCTGCGCCTACCGCGTAGGGTTCATGCACTTTGGCCCATTCTTTGATTTCCTCTTTGTTAGCTGCACCGGACGAGCTAGCAACCACGTGCATGAGATATTCCGTCGGGAGAGTCGTTGTAGGCGCTTCGCGGTCCAGTCCGCTCAAAAAATCAAGCATTACATAATGCGCTATGATCTTGCTGCGACAAACCTCGTCGTCAGGGAACATCATCCACCCTCTCAGCACTCCAACGCTGTGCAGTGAATTGAGGTTGGCCGCAGTCAGCGGTAGGAGTGGTGCGTTCATCGTAGTGCCCTCCAAGATGACAAATTCTCAATCGGCTCGCCCTCATATGGCTCCGCCTTGCCCACGTACCACTCGAACGGTTTCGTCACGCGCTTCAACACGAGGTGCACCGCGCCGGCGACAGCATTTGCCAAGTCGTCATGGGCGCCAGGAGCGTGGTCGATGCTGTCTCGCCCACCCCGCGCAGTTCGACGTTCGAGCGAAGCGAGCTGATTTACGATTTGCGGATTGTCGAGGAGCGACATGAGCCCGGAGTTTAGCGGCGGCAGCAAATCCGAGTAGAGGTCACTTTTCGGCTTATCTGCGGCTCGCGCATCGATGCCGTGACGTTGAAATGCTGTGCGCACCCACTCGGCGCCGTAGCGGTCCATCGATGGCGTCGTGCACCGATATCGCCTCAAATCGTCGGAAAAATCACCACAGACGTTCTCAGGATTAAAAGGCGGCTTGACCTCGCGCACCAGGTCGACAATCGCAGCATCGCCCTCCTTATGAGCGATACACATCGTCATCGCATCGCTTCGGCCGCCCGATGGATCGACAAAGGCTGAATACGTCACCCCGTCGAGGGGAGGACGCTCGAACACGCCGATGTCAACGCAGGCCTCAACGGCCTCCCGCGCGACAAAAGTCTCGACATCCGTCCTGAACTCGGCACCGAACTCCGCGGCCGCGCCGGCGGGATCGTCGTTGAAGGCCTCGGTCAGAAACTCGCCGTCTCGAGGGAGCGTGGGATTCATCACCCAGGTTGGCGCTCGAACCACAAGCACTCGACCCGGCTTGCCCCAGTTCGCTCGGAACTTCTTGTAGACGAGCCCACGCTGCGCATAGGGGCTTGAGATTACGATCAGCATCGCGCCTGGGATTGTCGCCATCGCAGGTTTTACGGCGCGGTAGGTTTCCTCGTCGGGATTGACTGAGTTCTCCGACCGCCAATACGCAGCCTCGTCGAATATGGCCGCAATCACGGTTCGTCCGCGGACACGACGCTTGTCGTTGGTCGCGATCTCGATAGCGATCCCGCTCCGCAGCTCAATGCTCTCGGCCGTCGATCGCTTCCAATTCACGAGGGGCTTCAGTATCGGCTGTTCGAAGAAGGCCCGGATGTATCCGAGGCAGACCTTGGCTTGGTCGCGGTCGACAGCGAGTAGTTGGACAACGCCGCGCTCACCGCGGGTCAGGCGTTTGCGATAGCCGAAGAGCTCCGCCCCGATCGTGGCCAGATAGACCGCGAGCGCGCTTGCGTTGACGTCCTTGCCACCTCGGCGGCCTATGACGAACCATGCCTCCGTCGCCGCCTCGGTCGGGGGCTCGTCGCGACCTGTCAGGTCATGAAAGATCCGCCGCTCGTCACTGTTCAACGCCTCACCGAAGAGCGCTTTGTGAAGCACGCGCCACGGATCCCAACTCGATCCGTCGTACCAAGGGCCGAATAGGTTTGGATCTCGGCAAGCCTCAGAAAAGGTGATGGCCGGTGTCATGCCGAAGCCGCCTTTTCCCGCCCTTTGCTCGCGATATAGTCGGTCAGATCAGGCGTTACGTCCTTGGGCCGCCGCTGCAGTCCCAGCGTGCAGAGGATGCGGTTGAGGCTGTTTGACAGCGTGCTGTACTCGCCGGGCCCGAGGCTTTGAGGCGCGCCGCTCAGCATCTCAGCGTCGGCCGCCGACAGCCGTGTCACCAATCCCGCGGCGCGATCGATTAGTTCAAGCTCCGCCCGGCTCAATGCATCGCGCCCGCCCAGGTCCGAGATAATCGCATCACGGGTCGAGATGTAGAGGCGCCCCGACCGCGTGCGAAGGTCGAGTGTTGCGGTGGTTGGAAGTGCGACCTTGACCGCGCGTCGGCGTCGCAGCCGCGTATCTTTCGACCCGGGATCGACCTCCATTATGCCCTCTCGGTCTGCATGCGGCACGCAACGGAGGGGCAATTTGAAACGCCGATGCTGCCCCCGGGCTGCCCGCTTCTCACATTCTGGATTAAGCTATCTGCCGAACTACGCTGATTTGCTTGGCTTTGCATAGCCCTTACCTCACGGTTCGATACCATCTGGTCTTCCACACGCCGTTCAACCAGCCGCCCTAATCCGGTCCGCAGAAAAAGGGCTGGAGCGCGTGTCCGAGGATGCGCGGCGTTGCAATCGAGCAGCCGTTTCTCGTTCGTCCCTCTCCCGCCATGCCCTGTCTCGTTCGTGCTGCTCCTTGCGCAGCGCAACGATCTCGTCGCGACGCCCATCAGGAAACGCGTCGACCGGAAGCTGGATGAAGACGGCCTCTTCCATTTTGATCAGCCGCTCGAAAGTGCTGCTGTGCTGGGGCCACTTCAAGCTTGCCTCGATAGCGTGGCGAAGAAACTTGATCTCGATGTCGGGCGGTACTGTGGACCCCTCCGACGACGACCTGCCCCCGAGGCCGAACTTCCCCAAGGTTTTCATGCGCCATTTGTCGTCCAAACGGTTGCAGGCCTCGAATAGATCCTGAGGCGTTGGCGCGAACGGGTTGCGGGGGTTGTGCAGCAGCAGCCAGTTCAGGACTTCGGCGACTAACCGGCGGTCGAAGCCAATGACGGCTTTTTCGTATAGTTCAAGCGACCGACGCATCTCGTGCTCGGAGCGTTGCCCGCCCGCCGAGAACGCGATCGTGATGTCGTTGATGGCAGATCTGACGGCGACCACTTCGCGCTTTTCGACCGGCGTCGTAGTTTTGCCAACGACGAGTTCTTGCCCCTTCATTTAGCCCTCCATGAAAGCTTTGCGAGCCCGGTCTGTAGCGCTTACCCGGGCGGTTCCGTTTGAACGCGTCCTGAACTCAATCGATCTGCGAACCCAGTTGCGCCACGCAGCCATGATGTCCGCGAATTTGTTGTTCTTGGAGTTGTGATGATCCTTGAACTTCCGGAACTCTTCGCAGGCTTCCGATGCTGACAGGCCCGCCTGCAAGGCGAACGCCATGCCTTCGCTGTCCGGGTCGAGTTCCGCGGTCGGGTCGATTCCCTGCCGGCGCGGTGCCGATCGGCGTGATGATCCCTGGGCGCGCTCTTTAGGAAAGGAAGAGTGAAAGCAATATTCAGGGAAAGATACTTGCGGCGCATCTCCTGCTGGTAGTCTACCCGCAGCACCTGCGGCTAGGTCTGCACCAGATGCGTCTAGGCTGCTTGCGCTAAGCGCAGGATTTGCGTCTAGTCTCTCGTCACTATCGGCAACAGATGCGGCTAGGTCAGACATCGATTGGGGGAATGCGGGCGTGAATTTCAGCGCGCTCCTATGTCCCTTGGCATCGTGGACAAACGACGCGGAGAGAAGGCCGAGCTTTTCTGCTTTTTCGATGTGCGTGGTGATTGAACGCTCGCTCATACCCGTCTCTCGAGCCAAGGTTTTTGCCTTAAGGATCCAGCTTTTGTTCGCGTTGCTCAGATGATGCGCGATCGCGAGGCACAGGAGTTTTGTCAGCGGCGGCGCGGTTGTGCGCACTATCGCTTCCCTCCAACTCCATATCGGAACCGACGCTTTGGAGCTCACGCCACACCCACGCTAGGCGACACTGCCGCGGACATCGGCGAGTTTTCTCAGGTGAGCATCCACCTCGGCTTCGACCCAGCCGTATCTCTTGGCGCTGAGACGAACCCGCTTGGGCCATTGGCCCTTCTGCTCCAGCTTCCAGAGCCAGGATCGCGAGAATGAGACCCCCTTCTGGCTCTTGAGATCGTCCACCGTGAGAATTCTGATCGTCTGCTCTGAGACCGCCAACATGTATGTCCTCCTAAAGATGCGTCGACGCAAAACAGCGCAAATGAACTGCAACGACATTGATCCGCGTGATCGCCTCGGTCAGTTCCAATTTTGTCCTGAACCGATTTTGACGCTTCCCCAGTTGGCCAGGAACGTCGTCGTTATGGTCAAATCGCAGGGCTTACGCGCGAGCGGCTGCTATCTCAAACACGTTGCCACTCTTTGGCTCGACGATTGAAAGGAGGCGCGCCGCCCAAAGCTGCAACGCATGGCGCTTTTCATCGACATAGTCCCAGCGGTCGTAGTGCTGATGCAGGACCGAGGGCTTGTGTGCGATGACACGCTCCCGGACCATGTCGGCTATTGGCAAAGCGCTCAGATGGGTTCGACCGGTGCGGCGGAGGTCATGGAGCACCCAAGGCTCAAGGTGGACCTTCGACGGATCCTCTCCGCGCTTGGCGGCTAATTCCCTCAGCGCCTCCAGCATGAGCCGGTCGAGTTCGCTCTTGAGTTTGCTGAAACCGTTGATGGGCTTCTTGCCAAAAGTTGTAGTAAAAAGTGCATCGCCCTTCGTGAAAATCGGGAGTTCGCGAAATTGCTCGACCGCGAGCGGTGAGAGCGGCACGACGTGCGCGTCGTCCGACTTCATGCGTTCGGCAGGGATAATCCAGACCGGCCCTTCACGCGCAGGGTGCGGGGGACGGTCGAGATCAAGTTCCGATCTCATCGCGTTGGCGACTTCCGATTTGCGCTGGATCGTGATGAGCAGGATCCGGAGAAACTGCCTGTTGGGATAAGTGAGCCTACCGGTTGCGGCCCAGAAGGCCCGCAACTCGTTGTCGCTCAGTATCCGCTTTCGCTTCGCCCGCTTGCCAATAACCTTTTTTGGGCGCAACCGGTCGCAGGGGGACTTGTCGAGCCCGTAGGCATCACCCTCCATGGCCCAATTGAAAAACCTGGTCGCTAGCTCAAGCAAATTATGTGCCCTCGCGCGCTTGCCGGCTTTGACCTTCGCGTCGATGATGGTTCGGACATCGTGGGATGTGATCGAGGTAATTGGGCGGTTCTCCCAAGCGGAAATGAACACGCCTCGGAAATCCCGCTCGACCTGGGACGCTTTCCGCTGGCCCGCGCGGTGACAGTGGCCAATAAATTCCTCCGCGACTACGGCAAAGGTATTGGCCTGCCGGCGGAGCGCAGCTTGTCGGGCTTCTTCTTCGGCCACGGCAGGGTCAATGCCATCGCGGATGAGTTGCCGCCACGATCGCGCCTTCTCGCGAGCCTTCTCGAGTGTGAGGTCAGGGAAGACGCCCAGCGCGCGGCGCGTCGACCACTTTGATCCTGGAAAGCGCGCGCTCAATACGAAGGTGCGAACCCCGTTCTCAGTGACACGGACCAGCAGGCCAGACACCTCGGCATCCGGTACGTCGTACCGCTTTCCAGTCGGGGCCGGCTTCATAGCCTCGAGTGCGCGAAAGGTCAGCTTGCGTTTTGCGGTCATTTCCTTCCCCCCAATGTGCGGGCAGCATCGGGGCAGCAAAAAACGCGCGATTGTGCGCCTCGATAGGAAACGACAAGAACTGATTTGGCCGTATTTTGCCAATACTTACATTGACTTAGGAAACACAGAAGGACGAAACGCGCCGCAAAAATACGGAGCATCAGATAGCTCATAACCGCCTGGTTCCAGGTTCGAGTCCTGGCGGGCCCACCATTTTTCTTTGCGCGCAGCCGCCACACCAACCCTGCGCGCGATGGTTCCGGTTCGAACTTATTGTTCTCACCTCCACCAATTGTTTCAATACGTTATCCAGCGATATCGCGCCATGGGGCGCCACCGAGCCCGATTTGGGGCGGCGCCAACGAGAGCTGCTCTTCCAACTGCAATCCGGTGTCGGTCGCAACGATTAGCGGTCTGAAGCATTCGGAGCGTCCGGCCAGAAAAATTATTCAAGGCATGTCGGAGAGGCCTCGGCGGCCGCGTCCTTGAGCAGCAACGATCGACCCGTGCAGGGAGACACGCACGAACGCGCCTCGATCGCACCCAGGTTGTTCCACCAGCGCCTTCTGCCCCCGCTTATGATCCAACCGATCAGCAGTCAAAACGAAAGGACAGGTA